GAGGAACTATTATTGATATTACTGACTCAGCTAACACTTCATTAGCAACAGAACCAAAACTTGAGAGAATAACTATAACTCCAGGATTGACTGCTAACGGAACACCAACAAGTAGTGCAGCATCAAGTATTAATATTGATAACATTGGAGCTAATGATAACTTTGGATTTATAGTAAACTTTGATACTGATTTAGATGGAGAAGAATAATGAGTACAACTTTTGAAAAAAATATGGAAGACATTTTTAATCTACCAGAAAAGATTGAAGAAGTCAACGATAAAAAATCCATTATAACTGTTGACAATAAAGAAGAAACAGTTGACACTGACTTTAAGTATGCAAGGGAAAACCTTTATAATATAATTGAAAAAGGATCAGATGCGTTAAATACATTAGTTGATGTTGCTGCACAAACACAACATCCTAGAGCATTTGAAGTTGTAAGTCAACTAGTAAAAACACTAAGTGATACAAATAAAGATTTATTAGAGATACAAAAAAAAGTAAAAGTTATTAAGAAAGATATTCCTGATCAGCCTCAAAATGTTACTAATGCTTTGTTTGTTGGTAATACAAGTGAGCTTCAAAAGATGATTAATAAACGTAATAACAATGAATGAAAATTACTTAGGTAATCCTAACCTTAAAAGAAGTAATGTAAATGTACAATATACTAAAGAACAAATAGAAGAGTATATTAAATGTGCAAAGGATCCAGTTTATTTTATACAAGAATATATTCAAATAGTTAATGTTGATAAAGGATTAGTTCCATTTAAATTATATGATTTTCAAAATGAAATGGTTAATGCCTTTCAATCTTCTAGATTTGTAATTAATAAACTTCCAAGACAATCTGGTAAAAGTACAACTGTAACAGCATATATGTTATGGTTAATACTTTTTCATGATCAACAAAGTATAGCTATATTAGCAAACAAAGGATCATTAGCTAGAGATTTGTTAGGAAAAATTCAATTAGCTTATGAACATTTACCAAAATGGTTACAACAAGGTATAGTAGTTTGGAATAAAGGTAATATAGAACTTGAAAACGGATCCAAAATTATAGCTAGTGCAACAAGTAGTAGTGCTATAAGAGGTGGATCTTATAATTTAATATTCTTAGATGAGTTTGCTTTTGTTAGTAATAATATAGCAGAAAACTTCTTTGCTTCTGTATATCCTACAATATCATCTGGTGAAACAACAAAAGTAATAATTGTTAGTACACCTAATGGTTTAAACCATTTCTATAAGCTATGGTCAGATGCTATAGATAAGAAAAACCAATATAAACCTATAGAAGTTACTTGGAACCAAATACCAGGTAGAGATGAGAAATGGAAAAGTGAAACTATTAGCAATACTAGCGAAGATCAATTTAGACAAGAGTTTGAATGTGAGTTTATAGGATCTATGAATACATTAATTAGTCCTTCTAAATTAAGGGCTATGAGATTTAAATATCCTGTAAGAAAAGTTGGAAATCTTACAATTTATGAAGAACCACAAAAAGATAGAGTTTATGTAATGACAGTTGATACTGCAAGAGGAGTTGGTTTAGATTATAGTGCATTTTTAGTATTTGATGTAACTAAATTTCCTTATAAAGTTGTTGCTACTTTTAGAGATAAAAATATAAGTCCAATGTTATATCCAACAACTATTCATAATGTTGGAATGTCATATAATGAAGCATTTATTTTAGTTGAGACAAACGATATAGGTCAACAAGTTGTTGATATATTACATAATGATTTAACTTATGAAAACTTAATGGTTACAGTCCATAAAGGTAGAGCTGGACAACAAGTAAGTGGTGGTTTTGGAGGTCAAAAGAGAACTATAGGTGTAAAAACAACTAAACAAGTTAAAAGAATTGGTTGTAGTAATTTAAAAGATTTAATTGAGAATGATAAGATAATTATTGAAGATTTTGATCTTATAAGTGAGTTAAGTGGCTTTGTTGGAAGAGGAAGTAGCTATGAAGCAGAAGAAGGTATGCATGATGATTTAGTAATGTGTACTGTATTGTTTAGTTGGATAGTTAGACAAGATTATTTTAAAGAAATAACTGATACTGATATTAGAGAAAAACTATATAATGAGAAGATGAAATTGATTGAGGATCAAATGTTACCATTTGGTTTTATTGATGACGGTTCAAAAGAAGATCCAGGTGAGCCAGATTTGTTTACAAATGAGAGTGATAGGTGGGTAAACATCAAAACTGACAAATTCATATAAAAAACAAAAATTATAAATAATTGATAAATCGTAAGATAAAATAGTATAACCTAGGAGAATTAAATGGCATTTCAAGTATCACCAGGTGTTAATGTATCTGAAATAGATCTTACAACTGTTATTCCTGCTGTCTCGACAACGGAAGCTGGTTTTGTAGGTCATTTTAGATGGGGACCAGTAGAAGAAAGAGTTTTAGTTACGTCTGAAGATGAGGTAGTAGAGAATTTTCAAAAACCATTAACGTCTAATACACAAGTAGATTTCGCAACAGCTGGAAACTTTCTAGCTTATGGTAACCAATTATTTTTAGTTAGAGTAGTAAATAGAGCTTCTGGAGCTACTCATGCTCAAAACTCTATTGCAAACGCTGCAAATACTCAAACAACATTTGTAAGAAGTTTAGATGATTATGAAGAAAATTATTCAACTGGAATATCTGGAGTTGGTAATTTTATAGGAAGATTCCCTGGTGTTTTAGGAAATAGTTTAAAAGTTAGTGTTTGTGGTAGTGCTAATGCATTTACTTCAACATTATCAGGTAACGTAACAGCTACAAATGGATCTAAAACAGTTACTGGTGTTGCAACAGGAGCTAATGGTGCTGGTGTATCAGCAACTGCATTTAGTTCTGAAATAAGAGCAGGTGATATTTTAGTTCTAGGTCCAGATCAAGAATTAAGAAGAGTTGCTTCAGTTAGTAACAATAGTGTATTAACATTAGAAGAAAAATATACAGGAAATACAACTAATGCGTTTTTAAGCAATGCAGCTCACAATGCTTCTGCTGCTACAGTAGAAAGAAGATGGGAATATCATAATTTTTTTGATGCTGCTCCTGGAACTTCAGCTTTTGCAAATACAGCAGGTGGTGCTAATGATGAATTACACGCTGTTGTTGTTGATGAAGATGGAGAATGGACAGGATCCAAAAATGTTGTATTAGAAAGATACTCTAATTTAAGTAAGGCATCTAATGCAAAAGGAGAAGATGGATCTACTACATTTTATAAAAATGTTATAAATCAAAGATCTCAATACATTTTCTGGGCTGCACATGATACTGGTCATACTGGAGTAGGTAGTGTAGCAAGTACTTCATTCTCAGGTAGACCACTCCCAACTACTGATAGTTTAATTTATGGTAGAGATGGAGGAGCTCCAAGAGATACAGATTATATTAAAGGTTATGATTTATTTAAAAATAAAGATGAAGTTGATATTAGTATTCTAATTAATGGAGCTAGAAATTCAGCAGTTACTGAACATAATATAGGTAACATTGTAGATCTTAGAAGAGATTGTGTATTAACAGTATCTCCAGAAAGAGGTGATGTTGTTAATAACGCATCACATGCTGGTAAAGAAGTTAATGATATAGTTGCATTTAGAAATAGTTTATCTTCAAGTTCATTTGTAGTTATGGATAGTGGGTGGAAGTTTCAATTTGATAAATTTAATGATGTAAACATATATGTTCCAGGTAATGCTGATACAGCTGGTTGTATGGTAAGAACTGATCTCAATAGAGATTCTTGGTTCTCTCCTGCAGGATTTAACAGAGGTCAGTTTAAGAATATAATTAAACTTGCATTTAATCCTAACAAAGCAGAAAGAGATCTGCTATACAAAAATGGAGTTAATCCAATTACTACATTCCCAGGTCAAGGAACAGTATTATTTGGTGATAAAACATTACTAACTAAGCCAAGTGCATTTGATAGAATAAATGTAAGAAGATTATTCATTACTCTTGAAAAAGCTATTTCAACAGCCGCTAAGTTTACATTATTTGAATTCAATGATGCATTTACAAGATCACAGTTCATAAATTTAGTTGAACCATTCTTAAGAGATGTACAAGCAAGAAGAGGTTGTCAAGACTTTAGAGTAGTTTGTGATGAAACAAACAATACTGCTGAAGTTATAGACAGAAATGAGTTTAGAGGAGATATCTTTATTAAACCTAATAGAAGTATCAACTTTATCCAACTTAACTTTGTTGCTGTAAGAATAT